GATTTCTCCTAATTAACTTTCCGTCAGCATACCATCCATCTACTTTACGAGTAATAGTAGAATCTTTATAAGCATTTCTAATAGATGAATCAAGTTCCTGAAGAACTTTCAATTTAACTGCTCTATCATATTCAGGAGTGCCTAATCCATACTTGTCAAGAGCAGTATCTTCCTTTACAGCTTTCTCCAATTTGGCAAGATGTTTAGCTGATATAACTTCGGCTTTAGCTTCAACGTCCCTGGTTGCTTCCTTCCTCTCAACAAATTCTCCAAAATTCATTGCTCCAGCTTTAGCAACATCCTTAGCTGCTTCCATTAACTTTGGATCACCTAAAGCAGATCTAAGAAACCTTTCTTTATCAGTAGGCTTCAACATCTCATATTCCCTCTTTGACATAATATCTGTATCACCTAACTTTTTAGACTGAGTAACAAATAGTGCATAAGCCTTGTCGTCAGGAGAGAGTGTTTTCCATACTCTATGAGTAACTTGTCCAATCCCTGGAACCTCAATTGGATAAGGAGTGTCAAGTACTTCGGGAGTCCTATATTTCTCAGCAGTCGCTCTTGCCTGGTCAGCTAAGGCACTTTTGTATATCATATCTGATATATCAGTAATACCTTTTCTAGAAGCTTCATCCTTCTTCAATCCAAGTTCTTCACTTTGATGTCCGAGCATTAATGCTGCTGAAATCATCTCAGGTGTTAGTCCAGCTAAATCACTTGGCCCCATAGTATTGCTGGAACTATCTACGGGGCTAGTCGAAAAGGGCTAGGCCTCGAGTCTCCACTTAAACCTGTAGATTCAGTCTTTGTTGCATCTCCTACTCCTCCAATTCCATCACCAAGTACAGATGAAGGACCTGTTAGATTAAACTTATCCTTATCAACAGTCATCTTCCCTCCACCACCAAGGATCCCAGAAAGCATCTTTGAGAAGTTTTGGGCTGTTATACTCTGCTGAGTCACTTTATCAAGACCGGCAGCTACAGAACCTTCACCTGCCAAAGCAGCTCCTGAACCAGAAAGCATTTGTAAGAATAGTTTATTTTGGAATAGTTTAGATATAGAATCCATCATCCCTGTTCCCCCACCCATACTAGCATTTTTAAGGGTATTATATTGATCCATTATAGTACCTCCACCAGTGAATTAAATTAATTAATTGACTAAAGCAACCCTGCAATACCTCCAACTACTGCACCAATAGCAGTACCCCATCCAGGAGAAATCATACTACCTGCAGCTGCTCCAGACATAGCACCACCTATAACTTTAGATGCAGTAGATGGACCACCTGTTGCATCAGATGTCGTCTCAGTCCTAGCCCCTTGCAAAGCACCAAGATTAGCTCTTTCTTGTGCTAATACAGTAAATGGCCATAGTTTGTCTTTAGCTACTATCTCACAATTTATAGCAACCTCATCAAATTTAACAGTAGCAGCAGACTTTATTATATCTAAGTAAGTACTAACAACTTGATGATTCCACGAGAGATGTTTACCAAATAGATCTACAGCTACAGGAACAAGGGAGTATTGTAACTTAGCATCAAAGTCAGCTAATTTCTTTAACCTACCCTGTTCAATTACTGACTCACCCATGATAAATGTACTTGACATAACTGAGTTAATATCTCTCATACCTGCCCTAAACCTTGGCAGTATATCTTGTTCAATATCATCAGTTAATAAATCTCTATGAGCATCAGAGACATTTCGTATTGTTTCTGTATTCTGAACATCAGATAATACCTGCTCAAACAGACTTTCAATATCAACTCCAGCCATAAACTTCCCAAACATATCATATAAGGATGGAAAACTACTCATAGCATAACCTATGCCATAAATAGCATCATCATTATCTAATTGTACATAGTCTGCATATGGCGAACTTGCTATTGGTCTAAGTATATTTCCATAGGATCTAGACTCATCTAAAAAGTCCTCATGATGATTCTCAACATAGCTTGCATATCTAACTATGTTAACATTAGTTCCACCACTATCTCCTCCACCTCCACCCATGATAGACTCCTATAAATTAAAAGAGTATTTGCGTATAGTACTTCCTACTCCAGTATAATCAGCTATTTCAGCCATTCTTGGATTCTTGGATTCTGCAGTCATTACTTTACATTGAGCTTTTGTTGCTACTTCAATCATATCCTTGAAAGTCTCTAACCAAACCTCTTTACTTTGATGATTAAAAGAATAAATATTATGAACGTACAAGTGTCTTACTCCAGTCATACTATCAATGTGAAAAGATATAATGAATATAATAACTATATTATTATCCTTCTTACCTATAAAACATAGCTTCTTTCCACTAAGTAAGTCCTGTAACAAAGTTAAACAATAAACTCCTTGATACTCTTTTTTCACTTCATCTGACTCCAAAGCGCCAAATTTAATCACTTCCCAAAAACTTGGTACTTGAATACTTGATAATTGAATAAGCATCTTAATAATTCCTCTCTAAAGAATCTAAAAAACTAAATCCATGAATTATTCCATTTATCTTTAATTGGTCTATAGCAAAGTCAGCCCATGTAGACATTCTAAATTTTATCTGAAACTCCACTCCATAGCATGGAAGATATACAATACCTCTTGGTGTAAACTTAACCCACGGAGTGCTGGCAAATGTAGCAGTATGTGACATTCTATAATTTATAGCTGCTTCCATTGTCTGTGGAGTGTCAGTAGAGACTTCTATATTAAATATAGTTTTTTCCTTCCTTGTATTCATGTCATAGATATCAGTAGTGAATGTTATAGTTGGAATAACAACTGCTTCCGGACTACATATTATAGCAGTAGTTTTATCATACCCAAAGCCACTTACATTAACTCCACTGGAAGCTAAACTGTTATCTTTACATGAATAAGTATAGCCATAAGTCCCATCACAGATATAGATAAAATCCTTTAACTTATCTAATATCATAACTGGATTGACCATAACAGACAAAAATTCTTTATAGCCAATCTTTTTAATGTCACTTGATAATTCACATAAGTCCCCATTAGAATCTATATACCAGTGAACTTTATCAGTTCCAACTTGGGCATCCCTACCTTTAATTCCTACATCAGACAACTTTCTAAATCCCCAAGCTGTTTGATTAGGAGCCATAAGCCCAACACAATCCCTTCCATATACTGCTATATTATCATTTAGTTTACAAAGACTATATAAAACACCTAACTCCTTTATATAGCCCTCTCCAGCCTCATTTGAATGATCTATTGTAAAGTCAAGGCTACCTATCTTAGACCACATAACTTTGTTAAAGTTACTAACTTCAACATGGATAAAGGCTGAACTATCATCTGCACCTTTAGTGTTAATAGCAAAGTCAAATGATAGTGTGTCTACTACAACAACACTACCTTCAACAACTTCACCATCTATATCAAAAGAGAAGTCTAAAGTATCTGAATCAATCCAGATATTTGCACATTCTCCAGATATACTAAAGTCAAATAACAGCCTTCCTAATGGAGTGCTTCCACTCCCAGTATAGTCACAATCAAAGTATGTAGCTAATGCTGGATCAGAGACTACAGGAGGAGTATAAACACTTGTCCCACTTAAGTCTACACTGAAATTTAATTTATTAGCTATAACATCTTTATTTGTGACACTAAGTGCACTACCATAAAGGCTAAATGAAAACCTTGGAGTGTTACATACAATAGTTATATCAGCCATTAGCTAGTCCTAGATATCAACTTGTATATTCTGGATAGTCAAAGTTCCACCGTCAGCCTGTGTGATTTCACTGCCAAAGTCTATATATCCAATGATAGGATCAGCAGAAACACCATCTCCTGCATCCACTGTAACTGTATCATCAAAGATAATCATACCTGGAGTAGGTCCTATAGCTCCACCTGCAGCAGTCCAAGTAATATCATTCCAAGTTATTTCACATCTATCATTGGCATCACTATTTGTTAGTGTAACACCAGCTAATGTTTTAGTGTTCTGAGTATAACCAAAACCAGTTCCTAACTCACTTGCTGACACATCTGCATATCCATCATGAGTATCTTCATTGAACGTAAATCCAGTGTCCATTAAGATTGCTTTAAATGAGTCACCCTTAAAGTCAATTTTAGCATTAGCCAAACACACCCTTGCCATATTTGATACTTCAGTTGCCATAATCTATTTCCTCCTATCCTATACCATAATTTTTTAGTTCTACTTCACGACTATTTAAAGAAAATTTATTAAAGTCGCAAGGAATACATCTCCATTGAGACTTCCAGTTTCCACCTACTTGATTACCAGGTTTAGTATTAACTGGATAACACTTCATAGCGTTACCACAATTAGGACACTTTTTAGCCTTTGTTTCATATTCAATTTGTGCTGCTTCAAATTTAGCTATATCTTCTTGTGCTTGTAATTCACGTTCTTTCATATAATCCAAGAAAGCCTTACCACCTTTTCCCATACTATAACCATTATCTTCAAAGTTAAATATCAGGTTACGCAGCTCCTGGAGAACTTTGCCTGTGTGTGCTGCTGTAAGTTGTTCCATTGTTTTAGGCATTAGATACATTGCCATAAATAATAAGTAAAATAATAATTAGCTAATCCATTACATCCTGAAGGTGATCCGCAGGGTGGTGATGGATACGAACACAAATTAGGGGTAGCGCAAGAACCTGACACAACCCAATAATTATAGATAGCATAAGCACAGTCATTAAAACCATCGGGACCTGGAAGATACCATTTTGTATTACCAACTATATACTCTATTACAGCTTTGCTTGCTATGTCGCAGGCATCATTAGATGAATTCCAGCCACAACCATAACAGCGACCTTGATATACCCACTCTGCATCACTCTCATTCCTAATCTCCGCTATAACCACAGTCCCACAAGTATCTGTTATTGTTATCGAGGCGACCGCCCCATAGTCAACGTCTCATGTACCATCAGCACAATCTAACCGTTCACCTCGATTGTCTGACTGATACGAGGAAGCTCCATTCCCATTCCACGTATACCCAGTTCCACTCACAGTATAAGTAAAAGGAGCACACCCATCAAGAACATATACATTAATACTATATCCTGCTGTAATAGTATCAGGGGTATTATCGTCATCAAATGTTAGGTCATCTACTTCAGGATCATTACAACAAGGATAGACTCTGCCATGTCCATAGTCATATCCATATACTTCATCTTCTCCTTCTTCTCCTTCTCCATACTCACCGCTATACATAGGTATTCCATAACCACCACCACAGCCGTATCTTCTACCATATAGATTCTTCCACCAATAACCACAAGGGTTATGACCAGGGGTAATTGGAATTCCTGTAGGATCATCTAAGTCCCAAACAGGTTGAAAACTTGTCTTTATGTCATCTCCTATATTATACCTATCACTTATCCTACTTGGAATAAAGTCAAATGGAGTTTGTCCTTTATATGTCTTCCAGTCAGTCAAGTTAAATTTCTCCGTCTAACTCTAAATCAAAACCTAATTCTCCAGCTAAGATAAATATAGATATGTCAGAAGGACCAAGCATTACTTGACCATTAAAGTCACATGCAGCACCGAAGGTAGGTAAGGTAGTTACCTCTGAATATGCTCCAGTTTGAGGATTTCTTACAACTGTCACTACTCCATTTGACAAACAGATATAATCAACAAAGTCTAAGACCCTCCAAGTAAGACCCATTGCTACAGTAATCTTTAAACTTAAACTATCACCTACATACTCATATATTTTAGTCCTTCCACATACAAGTATATGGTTAGATAAGATAAATAACTGAGGATAAGGAAAGTTATCTGTAATTACATCTGTATCAATTCGAGCCATCTGAGTTAATGATCGAAGTGCTTTATCTTTACCTATCATTCCAGATAATGCAGACATAGAAAAATTATTTCTCTGGTTTGAGTCAACTTTCCTCAATCCAGTGGCTAACTCATCACTAGAGATAGTTATAGAAAACTTCCCATTCTTCATTACTTCCATTACATAATCCCATTTGAATCTACACTTTCAGCATTAAAGTTAAGACTACCAATAGCTGGCTTATTTTCAATATCAGATGAAGTTATTAATTTTATTCTTTCTTTTATAAGAGGTGTAGCTTTATCAAGTATCTCTTTATATTCAAGAGAAGTATTTTCTGACTCAACTTGTTCAACTACAGAACGGACAGTAGATATGTTTGACTTGAACTCAGGATGACTTTCGTAGAATTTCTTATTCATTTTATTAGCTACAGCATGTTCTTGGATTAGATTACCAAGAACTTCTGGCATACGAAGTAATATAGCTTCAGTCACTTCAAACACTATCTTATTAAATTCTTCAGTAGTTATAGTCATCTAATTTATCCCTCCATTTGACTTAGCCCTTGAATTTCTTCTTCAACAACATCCTTATCAATTTCAGATGCACTAATCCTTATTGCATCTATCCAATTCTTAGAGTTTTCTGTACCCCTGGAAAGTGTTTCAAGTTTGTACAAAGCGGCTTGAAGAACTAAATCAGCTTCTTCAATAACCCAGAAATTTTCATCTTCATCAGCACTTAAATCAGCTTGCTTAAATACTCCAAATATTTCTATTGTATGTATTTCATCAGCAGGCGGAGCTATTAGGATTCCACGATAGTTATAATTTGTATCATCTTCATCCCAAGTCTTATCAACAAATGTGGCAAGGTCATCTCTGTTAGTAGTCTCAAGAGCCCTTAGCTCTGCTAATGTGTAATAGTATGGAGTACCACTTTCAGTATCAGAAGCTTGATCAGCGAAGTAAGTTCTAAAGATATTAAAAGGTACTTTTGTGAGTTCAAATCTTTCTTCAGAATTATTAGCCCAAACTTCCTTTATAAATCTACACTTATGTTGAAATGTTAGTGAGTATGCATCTACAGCTAATTCAAAGAATAACCTAGCTCTACATTCTGGTACATTAGCTAATTTTTCAAGTAGATGTATCCCAGCATTTATGTAGAAGTTAGCTCCATTATCTACAAAATCCACAGCATCTTCAATTAAGTCATATCTACCAGATAGTTTTACAAAGCTAGTCCTTACCTGTAATAAGTTCATCTTATCCTCAGTGAATTAATTTAATTAATTGACTGGGGAGTGTTAATTACTCCCCAGCCAGTTAAATGTTACTAATGAATTTTATGCTAATTCATTAGGTTGACCAAATCCATTAAGGACGGCACACTTCTCTGAAAGGCCAAACTCAAGGCCACATTCAGTAAGCCATTCCTCATTAGTTCCATCAACTCGACGCTGGCCATATCCTTCAGGATGAGATTTAGAAGAGTTCTCACCATAGAACGAGGTATCATCAATGTAGCGATAGCCAAGTTCCTTAGGTTCCAGAATAACCATCATGTTACGAGTTGTGGCATCATAAGAGAACAGAGGATGAGTTTTCATATAGATACTCCCAAACGGAGTAACCCATTCCCTAATCTGCATACCGTAGGTCTTAGTACCAGGAACAAGGTTAATCTGACCACCTGCCATAGCTAAAGCATCAATGCCAAGCAGAGCACCAGAACCGACAAAGGCCACTTTCTGATCTGCCCCATAACGGAAGATCTGCTCCAGATAAGCCTTAAACCAGGTTTCACCACCTGCTGCCCAGGTCTGACCTGTGTAATCAGTATTCAAAGTAAAGTCATCACAATTCGCTGCTGCATACTGACGAATGAAGTTAATAGCACCCATAGTGGTCCGCTCAGGCTTGCCATTGTCTCCAACGTTCTCAGTTTTAATTCCCCACCAGTAAGCAAGCTCCATTTCCCAAGAATGCATCTCAAGGGCTTCAGCTTTGGCTTTCTGATACTGATCACCAGTACGAAGACGAGTCTTTCGAGCTGTCCGAGTAATAGAAAGAGGAGTCCGAAAGATTTGAGTGTAGTTATAAACCTTAGTAGGATTAAGGCTTATTGAATCAGGCATCTCACCACCCTCAGGGTTAATGTTACCGATAATTTTAAAGCAATCACAATCAGAAAGATCATGACTACCTGAATTATCATCATCTTCAAGCAAGCTAACTGCATACGCCTCGTAAGTCCCTCCACGATAGACATCAGTGACCTTTCCAACTACATCAACAGCATAGTCAGAGGCATCACGAAGAAGGATCTGATGGCCTGCACGAACACGTTTGAAGACGGTAGTGTCAGTGGTATAGACAAAAAGAGTATCGCCTGCAACTCCACCAGTGACATAAGCAGTAGTCAGACCAGCATCTGTGTAGACTTGAGTTACATCTCCATCTACAGCTGTCATCGCCTGAGTCCACCAGTTAAATTCCGGATCGTCTACTTTAGAAGATCCCATCATGGAAAGCATAGCGGTAAGTGGAGCTTGACCGTTAGGATAAAGTTTCAAAATCTTTTGACGCCAGTTCTTAGGGCGCTGTCCATCAACCCAGTCGCCATTTCCTCTCATTCCAAGAAACATAATTTATACCTCCATATAGTCTAAAGTCTATAGACTACAAAAGTGCTAGTAGTTGTTTTCCTACATCTGAAAGTACCAGAACTAGGAAATTCAGAATCTGTATGAGCAGATTCAATGATAGCATTACCAACAATAGTAATCCCATCACTAGCGGTTAATGTAATAGTATCTGCCAAAGCAGCTGACAGATTTATGATAGTAAAGTCAAATGAAGCATTGTTAATCATGAAGGCTGTCAAAGCAGCATCAAGCAATGCTCCGGTTGGTAGTGTGTAAGCTTGAGTTGCACCAGCATCATGAGTACCTGCAATGATACCTTTAAGCAAATTAGCAGCAGTAATTGTAGCTGCTACAGTCATTGCTGCAGGTGCAACTTGCTGTTTAAGTGCTAAGGCATTTACAAGAACCTCAGTATCACTGGAAATTATTCCTCGTTTTAAAAGACTATTACGGAATCCCATTTAGTGCCTCCGTTCTACAGCCTGTTTAAGTTAGACTGCTAAGTTAAGGTTAAAATTGTTTAGGAAATAGATCATCCCATGTAAACCTAAAAGCTCCAACCATATGCCAGAAGAGTCCATCACTATACCATAATGAAGGTGCACAAGATTCGTAGTAAACTACATCATCTCCCCAACATTCAGAATCACCTTTATCAGTAATAGTTACAGAATTAACTCCATCAGCTTCACGAACTAAGATACTATAAAATCGTCCTCTGGCATCGGCTACTGGAGGTAAGGTAATAGTAATAGGACCAGTATCTCCATTTGCACTTGGACGTAGTACATAGTCCCTAGTGCTCATTTGATAGTCGGCCTCAGGATTATGATATTTGTCAACTACTTCCTTATCATGCTGGGCAAATTTATCCTCTAATGCCATAACAAGCCTCGATTATTATATACTACCTACTATCTTTTCAAATAGTGAAATGTGTTGTTCGCTGAGCATAGACTTATCATTGAAATCTAATAGAACCTTCTGTGCTATACCAATAACAGTTTCATTGATTTCTATATCAATTTCATCTATTGCTATAGCAGCTTCACGATTCCACTGTGCACTTTTACCTACCATTACAAAGTTAAGAGATTTCAATTCAGTCTCATTAAAGGAAAGATTCTCACGAGCCTCCCTTACCAATTTCAATGTAGCAAAGTTATCCTTGTGAGTTGCAAGTATGTCACCTAATAAAATTCTCTCAAGTACATCTAATTTCATAATGATACTCCTGTTGTATCCCTGGAAATTAATTGCAGGAAGACTGACCAGGAATCAGCTTTTCGAGTCATGTACTCTATCCTGCAATTTATGTTAGTCATCTTCATAATCAGGCTCACTATCCTCATCCTTACCCTCTATAGGATATCCCATGAGCACTTCAATTGCTTCGAGTCTAGTTTCTGCCATATTAAATTACCTCCATAAGTGAATTAATTAATTTAATTGACTATCAATTTTAATTAAGCCAATTAAGCTTAAGATTAAGCAAACGCTGTATCATCAGAAAGCACGATATAGTACGTAGATCCATTTATACGACACTTAAGAAATCCATCAGCAGCATTTGCAGTGTGATCGTAAAAGAAGTCACCGTCTCCACTTGTGACACCAGTAATGTCAAACAGGAAACCGGCACTATCAAACTGAGCCTTTTCAGCTCCCCAAACATTAAGTCCCATGAGAGCTAAAGGAACACCACCACCCACATAGCTAGTAGGAAGATTAAGTTCACCTTCAAACAACCAGTAAGTTCCACGACCACCTGGTACAGCTCCAGCAGGCATATCAAGTTCGGCACAGATCACACCTGCTAAACCAGTAACATAACCTGAATCATTGAAGTTTATAACACCTACTATCGCATTTCCCCAATTCCCAACTTGGACATCTGAATAAAGTGTGTATCGAACAGCTTCAGCCATAGTAACAGCAGCTGCACCTGTCAGAATTAATTGAGCAACATCACATCTGATCACAGTACCTGCATCAGTCCTTGCAGATGTAAATGACACACCTCTTATTCCAAGAGGAGTCATAGCCCACTTAAGACCGTCAGAGTAGAATATTGCACCCTGGTTAGGTCCATCAAAGGGAATATCAGCACACCAATTCTCACTATCGTCATTGTTATCTACAACAGTTACAGTGTTAGTTCCATCAGCAGCCCGAATAAGGATGCTGTAAAATCTACCCTTAGCCTCTGCTACAGGAGGCAGTGTAATAACAATTGCTCCACTTTCACCATCAGCTGATGGACGAACTATATAATCACGAGTAGTCATCTCATAGCTAGCAATAGGATCATGGAACTTATCCACTACCTGTTTATCATGTTGTGCTGCTCTATCTTCTAATGCCATAATCTAAAACCTCCGTTAAGATTCTAAGGCCTTATCCATTTCGTCTGACTGTTTGTCAAAGTCGGATGAGGCAGATTTAGTTGATTGCCGTTGTCCACTTTTTCCACGACTAGGTGGAGGTGGAAGTTTGTCTTTATCCTTATCTCCATCTCCATCTCCATCCTTGTCCTTATCTTTATCTTTGTTATCTTCAGACTTTTTAATCCCAAGACGTTTACGAACTTCTTCAGCTACATCTGGAAGAAGTTCACTATAATCTTTATTAGGATTCTGTTCAGCTAACTCATCATAAACAATTGCTACTGATTTCTTCCAAGGAACCAGATCTTCATTATCTGTATAGAATTGTTTATTTATAGATTGAAGTTCTTCTTCAATACTTCTTGTACTATGCATGACCTCAGGTAAAGTTGAAATTACAGAATCTACAGACTTTTTACTATAACCTTTACCAATTTCAACTCCCTTCATATAAACTTTGTTTAAGACTTTATTAAATACATCAGGATCACGAGTTAACTCATCAAGATCCGTGCCATCAAGAAAGTCTTCCTCAGAAATCTTATCTTCTTCTGAAGAATCATCTTTTGATTTTTCATCTTTATGGTCATCTCCAGAAGGCTTCTTGTCAATAGATTTCCTTACTTCATCAAGTTCCATACGAAGACTCTTTAATTCAACATCACGAGGATCTTCATCTTTATCTTTATCCTTATCATCAGAAGATCCATCTTTTGAATCATCATCCTTTTTATCATCCTTTTTATCATCTTCGTCTTTATCCTTATCCTCTTTATCTTTGTCAGGATCAAAGTCAGGATCAGTGTCATCCTTGTCATCTTTATCATTCTTATCATCACCTGATGTATCATCTTTCTGATCATCAGCATCGTCAGATTTAACATCTTCTTCTCCAGCTTCAGGTTCTTCAAGAGCCTTCTCCATCTCATCCATTTCTTCTTGTATCTGTTTTTGGTCTGCCATTTTCTTTGTCCTCCAGTTAATTAATTTAATTAATCCACTTATCATCATCCTCTTTATCAATATTTAATACATCTATGAATACATCTAATATATTCAACATGTATGATACAGCTTTCATTCTACCATTCAAATCACCTAGATGAAGAAGAACTGAAGCAGTTGAAGGATTATTTGTCTCAGTATCATCTACGATAGTTTTCATCTCCTCATTAAATCCTTCAGACCATACAGATAGTTCTCGCTTAATATCTTTCCATAGTATAGACTCTCTAAATTCCTCGATCTGGGATCTAGTAGCATTAACAACTATACCAAATTCTTGTCTTTCCTTATCCATTAAACTCCTCCGAAGGTATTACATTTCCTTTTTCTGCTTCCCTTAATACTTTCTCATCGTCCATTTGAGTAGGCTTAATACGCTCTATGTTACGTTTGAAGTCCCCTACATTCTTTGCTCCAAGTTGCTGAGCTATATACATAAAGATACGAGTTACATCAAACTGTTGATATAGTTCAGGTTGCCCTGCGATTATTTGAAATAACTGAACCCAAGACTCGGAGAAGTTACTACCTGGGACAGATCCATCTCTAGCTATTAAATCATAGTTAATTGCCATATCAAGAGGTGAGACAGGAACTTTAGTTTTCCCAAACTGAGCCATTAAATTCTCTTCATTTCTTCCAGTTATACGAACAAAGGTTTCCTTAGTCATATATTGCTGAGTATGCACAGCAAACATTTCACCTATGTCTTGCATAAACTGCATACCAATTATCATAGCTATCCGCTGAAGACGTGAGACAGCTGACCCACGAGTACCTTGAAACTCACCTTTGGTAAGCCTCTCAGGGCCACCTTGACGTAGTGAACCAGACATTGATTGATCAGCACCTGAAATTCTATCCATCCACTGAGTTACATACATAGAATCTGAAACATTAGATCTAGTAATATCTGTTACTTGAAGCTGCTTAACAACCTTATCAACTCCATGTCCCCATGCAGGACGACGTAAGCGGATTAATTTGCCAGCTTTAGGATCCTTTAAATCATTAATGTTGACTAGATAAGGGTCAACTACAAACATATCATTGATAGCCTTACGGACATTTTCTACATGGCTATTAAACATAAAGTCAAGAACTCCCTGTAGCCCTTTTAATACCTCAAGTCGACCTATAGGAGTTATCGAATATCCATCGTATTCAGGACTAGCAACTGCCATAGGATACATTCCATGATAGTGGTCAGCTTTATAACATTGAGTTATTATATCATCTGCTGAAAGACGAAAGAACCATTTTTCAGGGTACTCACTAGTACTTAATTTCCAATCCTTAGGGATAAGAGTAACAAACATGTTTATATTGTCTACAGGATTAGTTGAACTTACTTGATTCTGCCTCATTGTCTTAGATGATCCACCAAACTTCGTCTCTCGCTGACTATCATCTTTAGCTAAAGAAGATCGCTTGCTAGATTTTTCTTTAAGATACTTCACATTGAACATACTATCACTATTATTACGTTCTTCTGAAAGCATGTTCATGTAGTTATCACGACTAATCCAACCACAGAATTCCCCATCTTGAATTCTATCACTTGACACTGATGGGTCAGGGAGCCAGAGATAGGGGTCTATGCTACTTAAAGAATTACCTTCAAATACTAATCCATCAACATAGTTAACATTAGTTTGAGTAGATTCTTCTCCTGATTCATCTAATGATGTTATAGAAGATCTTATCGGCACTTTTCCATAACGCTTAGTCCATTCAGGCATACCAGGTCCTATACCATAACTAAAACTATCCCTAAGGATGGTGTGAAGGGCTAAGGGAACTTTAGTCTTAATACAATGTAAGCGGATAACAAGTTCCAATAACATGGCACCTATAGTATCATCATCTTCTACTCCTTCATACTGAAACATAGGATCTTGAAAAAATGCCATAGACATGTAAGTTAGAAGTGCTTCAAGATTACTATAAGAATAAGGAAAGATAATAGATACAGGTTTTCTGGAATCTTCTTCTTTAACATTTTTCTCTACATCACTTAAAGGAATGTAAGTTGTTAAAACCTTATCTATCTCATTCCATGAGCTATAACGCTTAGACATTACACGTTTGGATTCAGATGCTCGCTGCCATATCTTATTACGAAGACTTTCATGAAGATCAGATTTTGGGTCTAAGTCTAATTCATAAGGGTAGCTATAGTCATGATGAACATTGCTATAATTACTTTGTCTAGTTTCAGCTGAATCACCTTGTACAATGTAAGGCATTTAGTGTCTCCCACCTTTATTCTTTAAATCATTCGAGTAAGTCGTAATAGCTATTTCCATAGCCCTTAGATATTCATCTGCAATCTGTAAAACTTTAGTTGCTTGTAGCAAGCAGCCTTTTAATTTAGTTGTCCCATTTCGGATACCGGCCTGTAAAATTGCAAGGTCTGTCTCTTCTTGATCTGTCATTTCATACACCACCATTAGTTCTTTTAGTTCGCTCATCTATCCGAACAACAGCTTCACCTATTTCTGCCAATTTATCTGTGATCTTCTCAAACTTCTTATCTCCCTTCTCAAGAATATCTTTGAATGCGTCCAGGTGAATGTCACAGCTTTTTTGATCAACCTTGTAGTCAATCTTCTTCTGTTGCATTCTAAATATGAGCCCCACCATCCCTATAACAGTTCCACCTGTAGCTATTTCTGTCCACATTTCACATCTCCAAGTCAGGATTAATAACTTCTTTATCAGCATGATTTAATAGGTGTTGTAACTCATGCCCTGCCACAGCCCAGTAAGGTTTGATTGTTAGTTTGCCGTCCTTGCGCCTGTATCCCCGGAACCACATGAAAGGGCCAGAGGATAATACACAGCCAAAGCGTCCGGGAGCGTCCAGGATAGGGTGATTCTTGCCACAGAGCATGATAGTTATACCCTCGACATTAATGTCCTTACGGTAGCCCTCTGGTAGGCGTTTGGGCCATGTTGAGAATAAGTTACTGAACCAGGACATTACTTAACCTCGATTAACTGGTCAATTTCACTCTTGCCTTCGGTTGCTGTCTGTGTCGGCATAGGGCAAGGCACCCCAGCATAGACCACTTTCGGATACCACCTGTCCAAAAGTTTCGGCTTGCCGTCTGCAATCCACTGAGCCATATTGCCTCTTTTTGGTATCAGGTTGTCGTGTTCATCCTTATTACCTGTATACCAGGAACTATACATCAACCTCTGTGCTATAGGTAAGTACGCCGAGTCTTTCAGGGACTTCTGCGCTATTTCCTGAATTGATGCGCCTAAATATTCTAATCGCTTGTTGAGTATTTCCCACTTTGCTTCATCGGAGGTTATCACATAAATCAGCTTCTCACCTCCGTATTCCCCTACTATCTGGTAGTCTCGAAGATTGCCTGCGCCCAATTTCGGTCTTGTCGTTGTCCATTTGTCTATTTTCTCCTCATAGATAGCTTCTTGCTTAGTTTTACCCGTTGGCTTGCCTTCCTCATCCAGAGTATCAACCGTATTATAGCCCGTAAGAACCTTGTATTTCTGCTCATGCTGTTTAATCTCAAAGGTTGTGGAGAAATAGCCCTGGTAGATTTCAGCACCATAAGTCATACTGTGCAACATTAACACCATACACCCAATGATTATACTCGTTACAGCTCCCCATAAATAGTGTACCATTTCTCTCTCCTAATTTAGTAATTCCGAATCACTCAATATTCTACGCCATCCCTCTGCCTGTTGTGAATGAACCGGCCCTGTAAGTCCTACACATGTCTCAAAATTAGCTCCTACCGGATAAGTCCCGTCATAGGCAACAGCAGTTCCCCAGGTGATTGTATTTCCTGTGGCAGTTGCAAATCCAACTCGCATTTTGGCTACGTTATCAACCAAATATCCAGCTTGCCAGAATCCTCTATACCAAGTATCTTTTGCACCATTTACATCAACTTTAGCCTCTGTGGTTCCATCAAAGACACATAGCTCCCCATTCTCGTTAAGGTATAGTCCTGACTGTGCATTGCCATCTGTGGAGAATAGCCCATAATCTCCGGTTGCTACATCCCCATGGTCGAATCCTGGCCTGAACCAAAAGCTCATTGAGAAGTGAGGCCCCATTCCATTCCAACTATTTGTAGTTTCTTTGAGTGTAAAGTTATCAAAGTCCCCGCTTGAGTCAATAGCCGTAGACGTTAGCCTAATCCCGCCACCAGCAGTTCCAGTATATTCAAATGTGAACGAATTAGTTGTCGCATCTGTTACAGTAGATGAAATTACATAGCTCCCTGTTTCATCTTTGATAGTCCAATTAGAAACAAGATTAGCAACATCAAATTCTAACTTGTAGACTTTCCCTGAAGCCATTACAGCTTGAGCATCAGGAAGCGTACAGTATTGACCTATAGCATTAGCGGTAACGGTAAGATCATTTGTTTCATCGTAAGCATTAATGTCGCCATTAGTCCATGAGGTAGCAGCCGAAAAGTCCCTGTCACCTTGAACAGTTATCAACTCTCCCCCCAAAGCCTCCGCAAACATATTCCCTGTGCCCAATACATCTTTGGGCAGATTCCACCTGGGATACCCACCGCCTTCTGTCGCCCTGGTGACAGCAGAGCCTTCTGTGTAGATTGGGCTTGAGGGGAATTTCTTGTTAAGCTCAAACTGTCCCCAATCATAAATCATTGATCGTACTGCATCTACCACCGTAGCAGTATTTGCCCAAACTGTTGTATTAGCCGGAAATAGATAAAGATAAGCAGTTACATTACCAGAGCTATCGTTAGTTGCTCTAATCCAAAATCTCCACCAATTACCATAACTATCACAACCAGTATCCATCTCTACACTTCTGGCTCCCGTTTTAGTATTTATATTTGATATCGTTGTTATTCCACTTCCTCCAGAGAGTAGCAGTTTTAACATTGGAAAGGTAGTTTCCTCAGTATCTTTTTTAATAAAAAATGAGAATACATGTGTTTCATTATCATCTGCGATTGTAACTGGTTGATAAACACCTTCTACAGCAGCAACTGAATTGTCCCCTACAGTATGGGCAATGTTATTAACTCCATCAATACCTATTTCATTCTTAGTATGTACAGGAGTTCCTTGTTCTGTCCAACTTCCTGCTTCATCTAACTTTCTATTCCACAGACACTCATTCACTCCCTCCGGCTCTCCCAGCCCTGCCCAGTACCCGCCTACAAATTCATGACGGTACTGGTCATTATTATACCAGCCGAGCAGATTGCCATCAGGGTCATCTTCTGTGAACAGGACGTATTCGATAGCGTTGAAATTAAAGTTGGCATCATACTTCCAGCCTTCTGAGCCAGTTGGGGTTTTGGTTACGTGGAGGCCGGAAGGGTCGCAGTCGGTTACTTCTTGAAGTAACGTATCTTTAACAAAAATAGTATGACCATTAACAGTCATATACACATAAGTACTAAAATCATTTCCACCCGCACTTGGCTGAACTTGATAGCCACTAAGAGACTGCCAAGAACCGGACGTTGTTATGAAGTCAAAACTTTCGTCAGGGTTTAGGCGTAGTTTAAAGACGACATTGCCAGATGTTCCATTTATTGCTTTCGCTTCACCTTTGTATAATTTACCCGTAACAGTTCCAGCATTTTGCTGAAAGCCTTGAGAATCCGCTGTGCGTGTAATTATATAGTGGTCAGTATCGAAAGTTAAAGTGGAATCAAAAGGAGTCCAATCACCTGTATTATCAGCAGAGCAATCATCATCTACGATAGTTGAAAGTGTCTCCCCACCACCACCAGCCCCAACATAGGCAACAGCTTTCAGCCCTGCATCATCAACCAGCGTGATCTTCTCACCTGTATTAGCGTGGGCACTATAATTCTTCCCACTCACACAGAACCAGCTCTGCCCATCTGCAAAGCTGCTCTCACTATTAGCAGAGACAACAGCCTCGCCAAATACCACGGATTCCTGTACCCAGCCGTTGGCAACGCTATTCCGGCCTTCAAAGATGCCATCACCAAGACCAACAAAGTCTACATCAGGATTAACACCACAACTCGGAGTAAAGGGTATCCTGAAATCAGGCAATACCAACTGAGTATAATTCCCACCTGCAAATACAAACGGAGGTAAGGCCAGGAAGCCGATCAGTATTGCAATAATTATCTTTAACATATCAGCTCACCTCCTTAGTAAGTTACGCTACCGATTTTCACGTAATATTTAATCTCAAGCCAGGAAACACCAATGTCCTGTTCATAATCATCTTCTGCATCTGAAATATCCCTATTGAGTGAGAATCGTACAGTCTCACCAGCAGCCAGATTAGTAATTGTAACAACTACCCATCCTGTAGTCCATGAATCCCATTGAGTATCAGCACCAAGATCGTTAAGATCATCTTCCTCTGAAACCACGAGCGTTCCTTCCGCACAAGTCACCAGATCACCATCACCTATGGAACAGCCCGCTATTTGAAAAGCCACCCCTTCTGTTGCAGCCGGGGCCGTAGCATTGGAGATCAAGCCACGCACTCGTACCTTGACTTCATTAGCTGTGACTTCCTGTAAATCAGCAGGCACCACCCACTCGAAAATTAAATCTTCATCTGCCACATCGTCAAAATCCCTGTATTTAACCTGGTCTTTAGCAGTCAGTCCAGCCGGTGAACTTGTTCCGCCTTCTGCCCACGAGATAGGAATTGACTCAACTACAACATTGGTCGCGGTTACAATAGGATGAATATGGATATCTACAAGAATCTTGGAATTAGCTCCTTCCTCAGTTAAGGCATATCCAATTATCACAAAAGGGCCAGAAGAAGGCGCAACATTCGTTATTCCCCCTGCTATTGTCGCAGTATAAAGCTCATCACCAGCAACCCAATCCTCAGAATTAGGATTAATGTCATTACCTTTAGTGCTGTTTACCGCTTCCAATAGTCCTTCTGTAACAATAAACCCTGTTGTATTTTGCGAAATGGCCTCAGCAGCCAATCCTCTTGTTTTATATTTACTGGCATCATCAGCATCCGAAAGACCAACTTTTACAAACGCACTCCCAACTGCCCCTGACACATATACCGGCTGCCCTGAAATAAGAGCAGAAGTATTCTCCTCTTTTACACGTAAAACATCCAAAACAGGTGCTCCATCATCATCTGCTAAACATCTTACAGTCCAGGTTGTACCATCACATGTAGCAATCCCCATATGCCCGTAATGAATAGTTTGAATAGCTCCTGCCTCATCGTTCTGTACATATAAATCTTCTCCTTCCTCATTTGCCATATTGAAAATAAAATAAAATAGATTAGCAGTCTCAGGAGGAAGTTTAACATCTCTATCTGTTCCATCAGGATCAAGCTTTTGGATAACTGTGTCAGTAATAACCATAGTCTTGGTTGCAGCTAATGTTTCTACATTCTGATCAAGATATAAGATATTACCACTTAATATAGTAGCATGTACTGCCGCCGGAGTAGTACCACCAATAGTAGTATCATTAATACCTCCACCTGTTATAGCTATATTATCATCATCTTGAGTTGATATAGTGCCAAGACCTAAATTAGTTCTAGCATCAGCAGCTGTACTCGCACCTGTTCCACCATCTACAACAACTAAATCAGTAATACCAGTAATTGTTCCACCAGTTACAACTATATCCTCAAATGTCTGCTCACCAATCCAAACATGATCTTCAAGCAAGAATTGATTAAGTGGAAAACCTTCTCTAGGCCCACCTTGACTTGGACCTTCAGCTAAGGAAACTGACGCAAATAGAATAATAAACAAAGCTGTCAGATACTTAAACAAACTTTTCATAATACTTACCTCACTTATTTATAGTATGTAACTATTGCTGTTACATCATCTGTTAAAGCAATCATGCGAAGTTGACGAATTGCCTGAGGATTCGTAAAGTAGAGACTGGTTCCATTATATACAGGATGTCCCTCGACACCAACTACTTCTGGATCTCCACTATCTATTCTATACCTAATATTTCCATCTTCAAAGGTAATATAGACAGCATTTGCATTTCCCCTTAATGCCTCAGTAAGTCGTACAACTACAGCATCTGTGATAGTCAATTTTTCATAGTCGATAGGTGTCCTATCTATATATTGAACTATTTGCATTTTAAATTGTCCTCCAATCTTCTATGGGATCTTCATAGTCAAGTTCCCTGTATTCATCTTCTGGATCTTCCAGATCATCCTTAGGTGCAAAGTATCTTTCACCAAGCTCCAACATCTCAACAACATATGCTGTAGCATCCATAATGTCCCAGAGCTTTGATCTTGGGAACATTCTTAGTTGTTGTTCTAAGTTTTTTATCTTTGGGCAAGCTGCATTGTGATAGATGTAGCCTAGTCTATAAAATGGGACTAGCTCACGTATGCGGAGGACTTTCCCCTTTTCATTATTCTGCCCACCACGAGCTTTTAGCCAGATTAATTCAAAGAATTTACCACGATGAAACATCTCATTTTTAAGTGGTTGTTTAATAAACTCGTTTAAGGAAGTCTCCTCAACTCCTGCAACATTGCAACCGAGAGATATAGCCATCTGAAAAAATGCATCGTAGATCTCATCAGGATACATCTTTTCAGATACTATGTCTCTGATATAAAGACGGGCGCTTTTTAGATCTATACCTATTCCAACAATAGCGGATTCGGCACTGTGGATTTTCTTTGTTTTGGCAGGGTCTAGGATTACTATAGACTCTATATTTTTGTTTAGTTGAACTTCAGCATCAGTTAATTTTAAGTCTATTTCTGGCCTGAAAGTTCTTTCTGGGGGAATGTTGTAGTATTTGAAGTAGCTATCTTGGAATGAAGAATCTTTGGTTGAGATAGGTAAGTTTCTTAATTCACGAAAGAATACATCAGTTTGTCCACTATCTACATGATCTTGCCATTCCTTAGCAATTTCTTCATTTGACATGAACTCAGGAGCTATTGAATTAAACTCATCGTCACAGGCTTCTATCCTTTCCGACTTCCATTCAGGAGAATCTATTAATCTTTGAAGCACTGAATCTTCATGCTTTAATGTGTCAATGTAGACTATCTTGTAAGTTTTTGCTTGTTGGCCTATACGAGGTACAGATTTAACAACATCTGCATAGAGCCACTCGTAAAGTTTATCTCTGTAATCCTTATTATCTATATGCAAAGGATCTTCGAGATCATCTATGATAATTAGACCAGGGCGATCATTTTTAAATAAGACACCACGAACTTGCTGCCCAGCTCCACGAGGCCAGACTAAGGTGTCATAAGCTACCCAAGCTTTCTTGCTAAAGGTTTCCTCAAATTCTGCTTTGTCGGTATCTCTATGTTTGAAATGACCGAAGAAGTGTTTAATAGATCTATTAACTACAAGTTCACGGCGTAGGTTTTCGGTTTGGAGGGATGCTGCATCATGGCTTTTGTTTATATAGCAGATGAATCCTGTGTAATTGAATAAGATATATCTTGAGGTGAGAGCAAGAGCAACCATGGAAGTCTTTCCCCAACCACGAGGAGCGGCTATCACTACTTTATTGTCAGGTCCGTCTATTAGATCAAATATCTTTCCATGGACTTGAGGAGCGAAAGGGAGAGAGAAACGTTCAGGGAAGAAAGTCTTAGCAAGTACTTCAGTCGAAACACTGCAGTAGGAAAGAAGTTCAGATATTGAGTTGTCTAATGCATAATCCATAATATTAGTTAATTAAATTAATTAATTTACTTGTTAGCACCAGATACTTCTTCTAATGTTGATTTAACCTTAAGTTTATGAAAGTATCCAAAGACAGCACGGACAACTAATGTTTTAACATTTCTGCGACATGATCTATTAAATCTAGCAAACCATCCTCCATTTAGTATATTGTCTCTACATTTTTGGACTTCTAAATAAAGGTCAGCTGCTTGTTGCTTAGTTACAATAGGATCACTGTTCTTTCTACACCAGTAATCGTGCACAACTCTACCTACTTTAGATGTAGATTTGATAAAGAGAACTGATTCATAATCACATATGAATCCTTCAGGGATGACAACTACTTTATCTAATATCTTACTATAATAGGAAAATGGTAGATAGAGTTCTACATATCTACTACCAATAATATCTTTTACAATTAAGTCTGATAATAGTTTAGTTTCCATCTCCCTCAAAAGATATATCTGAAAAGCTATCCTCTTGTGAAACATTTATAGTTTGACCACCGCCAATAATACTATAACCTTCAACTTTTAAGATATCTTCTATTTGATGTCTTATACTTGGATGTATCTGTGGAGTAACTTTCAGTATAAATTTCATTTATAAAACCTCCATTGATTACTAAGATCCATCTTCTACTTCAACAACCTTTCCTGCAGCTACAGCCGCTTCAATTCCCCTACGTTTGAACTCATCTATCTCTTCAGCTTTCAATGACATATGTACTGAGCGAGTATCTATACGAGTAGGAGCTTTCATTCCTGCAAGTTCAAGTGCAACAGTGTCAGCAGTGTCTTTTTGCATCTTTAATGATACATCTGGGTCGAAATTTTCTGATTCAGCTTTCTGATCAGCGCTAAGAATCCTCTCATATACATCGAGGGACTTCTTAGTCAATTCCATAACTTTATCTTGGAGCTTTTCAAATTCCCCATCTCTTTCCTTTCTCTTATCTGATGTAGCTTGCATACCGAGAGAAGAGTTTAAAGTGTTAGATACTGTCTGAGGATGAATATCTAACATTTCAGCTATCTCCACTTGCTTATGGCCCAGAAGTGCTAAGTTAATAATTTCCCTGGAACGCTGCCAAAGTTGCTTGATGTCAAACTTTCTCGTCCCATCTTCATTATCTCTTTCTCTCCTCTTATCTTGATCTCTAAAGTCAAATCCATATAAAGATGTAGTATCTGCATAGGCCATATTTCAATCCTCTGTTTTCATTATGACACATTTCAGCCTAAATGTCAACAATTTTCTTTAATCATTTAACGTAGTTAATTAAATTAATTAACCCACTAAACATTTGAAACTATTCTCTAATTAATCAATTAATTAATTAGTTAATCAATCATTGATTAGTAGGCCATCAATGATCAATATGGATCATTTAGTTAATTTTTAGTATAAAATGTGAGGGAGGTAACCCCACCGCCTATGAACCCAACTATCCCCCATCGACCTCGAATAAATATGTTGACAAGGGGTGTGTATATGGTATGATGTAATTAAATGATGATTTAAGTGTTCTTTGATAATTAGATGGTTAGGCATGAACCAGTGAATCATGTCACAAGCTTTGTGGGTAGTCCATAATGTAACATCGAGGTGTTATTATGGATATAAAGGAATTGGTTAAAGGTATCAATTTAACTAAAGCATGTTCGATTAGACCGGATAAGGACTCGAGTGATTCCAAGACGGTTACATTGAATGTAAAGTTTAACGATATACCTTTACAAGCCGTGTTTGACAAAGCGGTATCGAGCGCTGTCATCCAATGGCAAAATGGCCCTGGTCGGAATAAATTTGACACGTGGAAGCACGGACAGGTTGTCAATGTTGATTTTAAAGCACCAGGCCGAGCGCCGCAATTATCTCCAATTGAACAGTTTACAGTTGAAGCAAAAGCGGCCGGAATTAACACGGATGACAAAGTAGCATTGAAAGCGTACATTACAAAGCGTATCAATGAAATGGTAGTATAACATAAACCCAGGACTATTCACAAGGTATAACTATTATATAAAGGAGGTGATACTAATGGATATAAATAAGACCGTAAGGGAAATACAGAAGTTAGGCATCCCTTTACAAGACTGCTTGAAGATATCAGCAGCCTGCTGGTTCGTAGTGGCTTGTAGAAATACCGAGAAGGATGTCTATGATGAACTAGTAAAAGCTTATGGACAGCAGTTAGATGAATTGTACTAATATCTAAAGCCTTCTATGTTAATTCATAGAAGGTTTTTTATTGCCTTCTACAGCTTTATCTATCTCCTCTAATCTGGGGAAACTGGCACTGATTATAATAAGATAATTGATTAAGTGAATTAATTAATTTAATCCACTATATCTAATTAATCATTGTTTATTGTTGACAACTATACCTTAGATATGATACAATGATCGGTATTATATGTTGATATGCGGATATGTGTTTATGTTAATATGTTGTAATGCTGATTGAGGGGGGAGGGTATATATGTCGATTAAATATATGCTAGCCTATAGAGATATATATATAGTATAGAATGAATAATATATATATATGTTAATATGTCGTTATGTCGTTTATAAACATACCGACCTGCCTCCCTCAATTGACATTACAACATAGGGACATATTGACATATCAACATATTAAATTGATCATTTAACTAAAGTGGAGGTAGAAAGATGAAAGAAGATAGTACGAAAGGGAAAGCGAGGATTATGCCAGTTAATTATAAAGGAGATGTGCTGGTGCAGGCGTGGATAGATGCTAGAAAGTTAGCAGTGTTAAGTATGTGGTTGGATAAAGGAGGATATGTCACGAGGCATTTAAGTGATTTAATTAAGTTTACAGTTGATGAGTTGGTTAATCAGTTAGTTGAAGCAGGGATAGTAGAGAAGATAGAGTTTAGTAAGGATGCTAGAGATTTGCTGATGATGAAGTATAGAGCTCAATTGAATCCAGGAGGGAGAGGAGAAAGGAATGCATTGCATAATCTACATTTAGATGAGTTGAGGAGAGGTAATGTTTATAGGGATGAGAGGAGTAAGACTGTTTATGGAACAGGAATACCTCAGGTATTTGATATAGATAAAGCTGTTAAGATATATAAAGAGAAGGAGAGGAATGAGAAGATAGAGGAACAGATAAAGAAGCAGACTATTGAAGCATTTAAGGATCCTAGGGTTGTAGAGGTAGATGATGAAATAAAGGTTGATGTGGAGAAGAATGTAGCTAAAGCGAAAGAGAATGATGAGAAGTTGAAAGATATGCCTTAGGGACCATGCGTTAGCATGTTAGCTACCAATATTAGTATCAATATCTATATCAATACTAATATAAATGTCAATGTTGATTAAGTGAATTAATTTAATTAATTCACTGAATCGTAAACAGTTTGACATTTCCAGATTGGATTGTTATTGACAAGTGATAGGTAGATGTGATATGATGTTGGTATTAAATGATTAAATGAAGATGATGTTAAATAAACTATGAAAGGAGATGAATAAATTATGTCTCATATAGTTAAATTAGGTGCGAAAGCCATCACAGATTATATGATGGAAGATGTTGATGAGAAACATCGAAATGAATCATTAGCCTGGCACGCAGGATTTTATGCAGGATTAAATGAAGCAGGCATGTTAACTCAGGACGAACTAGACGATCTTACAAATGAGTTGAGGTAGTGAATTGACCTAAGTATGTCATTAAACTACTTTAATTAAATAATGATAAAAGAGGTGAAACTAATGAAAAAGCCTACAAGTAATTCAAAAGCACTAAGAGATTTGGCTGATGCAGAAGGATATGTTGATGTAATAAATATGTTAAATGATCTAATGACAGATCAACCTTTCTTATGCAATACTGTCTGTATGAATTGTGGAGCACAAGATAAAATGGAACCTGATCAAGGTGCAGGTTATTGTAGTGAATGTGGAATGAATGAAGTTAAACATGCCTTTGTGTTAGCAGAAGTAATTTAATATGGAACTTTTAATAGTAACCCATAAGAATATAAACTATGAAACAATGCCAGTCAATTAATTAATTTAATTTACTAAAGATGCTACAATAGAAGGCTTATTTATGGACATAGACGATTTATGCAAAGCAAGTAGTGCTGTTTATTTGGCAACAGACGAATTGGTCGCACAGAATTTACCTAAAAAATTAATATGGGCAGTAAAAGAGATAAAGTTGCTCCGTGGAATTATCGCATCCCAACAAGCCGTTCAAGCGGATGCGCAAAATCTGTGCAAGTATTGTGAAGACATTGGTCGCAATGGTGAACATAGCTGGTTTTGTCGTAAATGCGGCGCACCGCTTAACTAATCGTTAGACTACCAATGAGGAGGATAGCAAAATGATAGATATTGGATTTGAACGATTATCAGACGAGGTTGTTTTAATTGACGGTAAATACTATTGCGAAATGTCGGATGAAGAAACGGCTGTATCTGTGTGGCTGCAACCTAACAGATGTCCTGCCTGCGGAGGAGAGGTAATATATTATCATTCGTCCGTAACATCTGGAGATGGCATTACAAGAGTGGTCTGTAAAAAGAAGTGTCAAGGATGGAAAGTTTTGCAAGAGATAGATAGAAAGAAATCTAACAAGACTGATCCAGCCAACCAAGTAACCTTGGCGGCTGATACATACATTATGCACAGGAGGTTTTATGAAAAAGAAAGACATACTTAAAGCTATAGAAGGTATAAAAAATATTGCCGATGATGATGAAATGGCACATAGTGATGAAGATGCTTTGCGGGAAAGCTTTATAGAATATATAGCAACTCGCAAAGATTCTCTTGGCGAAAAAGCTCGGCTTGTTTTGACAACAAACAAAATTAACTTTGTACGATGGTATGCATAACCAGCTGTTACAGCCGACTTGCAGAAAGCTGAGCGGCTGAACTATATTGTTAGACCTAAAGGAGAGACAATGGAAGAAGCATGGCCAGAGAAGTTAAAAGTTTGCTAACCAGTGTTGCAGTGGAGCGAAAAAGCCCGCCCGCTGAAATTAATCGTTAGGAGTCAATATGCACACAAAGCCAATAGAAGATAGTGAAGGAAGATTCAATGGATGGACTGCAACTACAAGGGGGTGTCCAAAGTGCGAAGGTCTGGTACTGTTTCGCAGATGGGAGTCGCACTGTGGTGGATACATTGACTATCAATATCGGTGCCAGGTATGCGGACATTTGTGGTGGGTTGATGGACCGGACTCCTAACAAGACTGATCCAGCCAACCAAGTAACCTTGGCGGCTGATACACACGAAAGGAGAGACAATGGAAGAAGATGTAACGTGTAATTTCTGTGGGAAGACATCTGCGAATGTTGATCACCTTGTAGGGGGGTCAGGCGTGTACATCTGTGGTGAATGTGTCCGCCTGTGCTCGAATGTAATGGAAGAGGCAAAGCAAGAACGAGATCAACGGCTTTACAGAGAAGCAATTTTCAAGGAATTCTGGGAAGGGGCTTAATCCTTCTCCTTCCCTAAAGCCCGCAAAATAGCCTTCATCACAGGGCCAGCACTGCTTAACTATATTGTTAGGAGTACTAATAACTAAAAAAGAGAAAAGAAAATATCAGGTAAGAGAGGAAGCCTGCTATAACAGGGATTGTTTTCTTCCATTTACTGGTAATGAAAGAAAGATTTGTAGGCTATACGAAATGGGCAGATGCCCAGAGAAATATAAACAGCGCACTACTTAAGGAGAAAGCCATGAAAAAGAAGATTGCTAGAAGATGGTTGAGGAAGATGAACTGGAAAATTTTGAAGTGTAATATTGGATTGGAGAGGATGTCTCCATCAGATAATAAGTACTATAGGAAATGTATGAGGGTTCTTCTTCATCATGAATAAGAAACTTTACAAAGGATCCTTTAACATCAGTGGAATGTCTGTCACTTTATATACTCAGACAATTAATAGTGATAAGGCATTCCTTAATTTCATTAGCCAATTATCAAGAAATTATAACCTAAACAGGAGACATTTTCTAAGTATGTTTGATGGGAGTAAGGATAACTATTATGTTAAGGAGGAATAATTATGGTAACTATCTTAGGCCACCACATTTCTATCATTCGTGAAGGAAGGACTAAAATACCAAGAATATTCAAAGATGAACATCCCTCACCTAAATACAATACTAGATCAAAAACTATCAAAGAACATTCAGGGAAAGTATCTGCCATTTCCATCAGGCTCAAAACTGGTGAAATTAAGTCAATTAAGATAGGAACCCATATAGATGTAATAAACACCTTTAACTGTAATCCAGAGGATGTTGATGCTACTGGTTGGTTACTGGAAAATGGCAACTATATTTGGAGGTAAAAGATGCTAATTGAATTAAGTAAGATTGCTTTCTTTATAGTGATAATAGTATGTTTTATTATAGCTTATAGACATTTAGATAAATAAGGAGAATAAACTATGTCTTTTACAGAAGAAGAAAAAGAAGAATTAATTCTTGAATGTGCTAATGCTAAGTCAAGATGTAAGGAGGTATGGCAGACTCTTCTCACACTTGAAAAGATTACCAAGACCTATTTCAAAATTCACTATCTATGGAAAAATAGATTTGAGAAGGCTGATAGGAAACTGGCTGAGGATAGAATTATACATTGTGATCTTAACCATAAGGAAAATAAGAAGGGTAGTCTGACTAAAGCTGACTTAGAAGAAATTTTAGATCAATTGGAATAATTATTCTGAATCAACACAACTTGACAAAATGATCAAAAATAATTATTGACATCTCGCTGTAGATGTGTTATAACAAATATTAACGATTCAATTTACCATTATTACTTTTACTAACCTTTAACATGGAGGAAGAAAAGATGAAAGATTTACAAGTGTCTGCAGTTTACCACTCAGGGAAAGAAGATGAAAGGGCTGGAAGTATTAACGTAAAGGCACCGGAAACAGCGGAAGAGGCAGTAAGTATGTTTGGCGGCGAGGCGGTCTTGACTAACTCTATTGCTAATTGGGTAGTTAAACTTCAAGGGAATGTGCGTGCTGGCTTGAGCAAAGGTGAGTCTACTGAGATTATGCAGACAAGGCTCGGTGGATCAAAGATGGGTATCGCTGCTGCTAAAACCGCTATGGATCCTAAGGCTGCATGGTTGGCTTCTTATCAGGCTGCTGATCCTAAAACTAGAAAGTCTATGAAAGCAGATCTCCTGAAGCAGGCCGAAGCAATTGGTTAACCTTTAACCTGATTCATAGTCATTGTGACACCTCCTTTAAATCCCTGGGAGATAAAACTCTCAGGGATTTTTCCTCACCTTAAAATGATTAATGTGGAGATGAACGATGAAGTAGATTAAATTAATTAATTTACTAAACAAGGAGAAAAAGCAGATGAGATTTTACAGTATGACATTATTTATAGATAAGATATTAATATCCCACCTTCAACATGATCGAAAAGATGGAAGTTGGCCTATCACATTAAGTATTAACAATAGTGATGAGTCTTACAGCAATCCTCAAATAGATATATTTTTCAGTAATGAATCCTCTTACATAAATTTCAAGAATTCAGTAATTCAAGGTTATGAGAAATACCTTAGAAGTAAGAAGGAGTCTCATAATGGCTAAGTGGCAACGATGGAAGAATATAATGAAATGCTATCCATTTGAGGAAAAGCGCTTAGCTAAATGGGAACCTCCTTACATCATTCAACCTAAATATGATGGAGTTAGATGTAGAGCTATACCACTTGAAAGTGGAGATTATATTCTACTATCAAGTGAAGAAAATGTCATCTATTCAGTTCCTCATATCAATGAAGAATTAAAAAGTCTTTCAGTAACTCACTGGGAGTATGATGGCGAACTTTACACTCACGGAATGAGTTTTGAACAGATCACTTCTATAACTTCTCGAACAGTTAATATTCATTCTGATTACAAAGAGATGAACTTTCATATTTTTGATATAGTAACTGATAAACCTCAACACACTCGATTATCACTACTAATCGGAATGAAGAATGAGTTCAAGAAATATTTACATCTTCAGCTATCTAAATACTGGATATGTGATAATCTTGAGGAGATAATGAGAGTTTACGATAAACTTATCTCTATGGATTATGAAGGGATTATTGTAAGACATTGCCAAGCTCCTTATGAACGTAAACGTAGTCTATGGGTTATGAAATTCAAGCCTAAAAAGGAGGATAACTATATCATCAAGGGTTATAAAGAAGAAATGTCAATTAGCGGCAGTCCGAAAGGGTGTCTCGGGACTCTCATATGTGAAAGTGGAGACGGAAATGAATTCTCGATTGGCACAGGATTTACTGATGAAGTACGATATGCTTTATGGATGCAGAAAGAGAGCTTACTTGGAAGTACTGCAAGAATTCAATATCAGCACTTAACCTCAGGAAAAAAGGTTCCTAGATTTCCAGTATTTATGGAGGTAATAGATGGATAATAAGAAGATCCTGTGATATGAGCCCTATACCAATTATATCTTGTCATAATTGTAAGCCTGATCTATGGAAAGTAATTAACATTGGAAAGGGAGAATACAAATGTCAGAAGTGTGGAAAGATTATTAATGAAGTTCTAAAAAGAAAGGAGAACTAAAATGGAAGAAAAAGCACTATACGAATTCTATGTAGCAGGAGTCCAGTTCCATGATTTATCTGCTTGCATCAATGATATTAAGGTAGATGATATCTTGGCCCTTAGAACAGAACCTACTAACAGATTTGACCCTAATGCAGTCAGAATTGAACTTAATCTTGATGATCATAGCATAATGCTTGGCTATATTCCTGCTAAAGGTGAGGGATTATCTGCTAAGGTTTCTGCTAAATTAGAAATGGACCCTTTGATTTGTAAGGTTTTGGAAGTTAATCCCGGAGCAAAGACTTGGGAACAGTTAAAAGTTGGAATCTTTAATTTGGAGGATTAAGAGATGCGTAAATTCTATTGTTCGTCTTGTGGGATTGAACTAACCTACATTCGCAAAGCTATCCCTGGAAAAGGTTACATCGCTAACATGATTGAGCCTCATGAATGTGAAGGGTTTGCTATTAAGGAAACTATTGATGACAAAGAAACCCTTCTCCAAATCATAGAGAACCTTAAACCTATAGGTAGAGCCATTGTTGCAAAAGACAAAGGTAAACCTATAAATCAATTTAACCCTGGTGATCATAGAGATGATAAATCAAAGATAACATCAAGTGCTCCTGCAAGTATTCTTAGTTCTGTCAAATCTATGAGTACATCAGATAAGGAGTTAGACGATGATATGTAGATTTTGTGGTAATAAACTATATTGTCAAGATAGTAGGCAATCAGACAAGTATACTCGTATAAGAGAATACGGTTGTGCTGACTGTAACAAAGTATTTAACTCAATAGAACAACTTGACCCTGAACCCCTCAACAAAGATATGCAAAAAAGCTTTGTTGAATATGTGAAAGCGAGAAAGGAAAATGCCTAAAGTATATGTTGTAAATAAAAGTACTCATGACTTCAGCGGAGCAAAGAAATTTGGCAAGTTAATATACTGTACTGAAGGTCGAATGAATCGCTTTGATACTAATAATATGTTGAGGAAATTTAGTGATGCAATGAGGAATTCTAACGAAGATGATTATATATTGCTATGTTCACTAAATGTCATGAACGCTATGGCATGTGCAACCTTTGCCTGGAAGCATGGAACACTTAACTTACTTCTTTACAAAGATAGAGCCTACATGGAGCGTAATCATAAATTTAATAAGTCAATTAAATAAATTAATTTACTTAATGATTGTTAGTTCACTTCTATTCACTGGTGTATATTTTTCAGGCCAGGTGCTTCTTGCTTGGAAAGATGAACAGGATAGAAAACCATTAATTATTGAAAGGTACTATGAGCAAGTAGCACCAAGTGTCTGGATAGAAAGGAGTAAGAGATGATAAGTGAAAGAATGTTAAGGAAGTGGAGGAAGGAAGCGCTACAAAATATTAAGTATATAAGAACTAAAGCAATTGAACAAACACAAGTAAATGAGGAGATAGAAGATCAAAATAGAATTCTTAGGATGACTCAAGAACTCCTCGACCAACATCTTTTGAGTAAATAGGGGAAAGCTATGAATGTAAATATTTATGGGCTATCAATATTTGCTGAGGGAAAGATAAAATATAAAGATGAAGTATATGCACGAGGATTTAGGTTCTATACATTTGATTATTTCACAGATGAAGATACACACAAGATTGGCTTTGGACTTAGATTGTGGAATATTGGTATATCAATAAGTAAAACTACAGAATATATAGATGAATAAATAAGGAGGATAAGATGATAACTGAACATCCATCTTGGACCATAATCGACTCATCTAAAATAGACGACTACCTCCGCTGTCCTCGGCGCTTCTTCTTTTCTCATGTTTTAGGTTGGCGCCTTGATGTCCCAATACATGATCTTTACTTTGGTGAGTGTTGGCACATGGCTCGTGAATACCAACTAATCCATGGGTATGAGGAAGTCGAGGCAGCTCACAATGTATTCCTCAAACACTATCGTAAGAAGTTCCCTGAAAGCACAGATCCTAATTTTCGACCAAAGGTACCTGATGCTGTTTATCAAGCCCTATTAAACTTTCGTGTAACTTACTTGTGGGACGGTTCCAATAGATAGTAGACGCCATCTACACTTCCGAATGGACTCACTGTTAAAGCGTAAAGAAGATGGAAGGATTTTTTCTTGGGACCATAAGACAACAAAAGCCAGCTATATAAGATGGCAATCTTGGGACATGCAGTTTTTTCTAAGTGTTCAAAATGGCACTTACACTCACTGCATGTATTGTATATTTCCACCTGAGCAGGTTCTTGGAGTTGAGTTCTGCGGAGTCGGATTTGAATACCTTTCTCGTGGATCTAAGCAACGTCCTGCTGGATATTACTCTGAACTAAAGCGTGTTCCTGCTTTCAAATCCCCTGACCAAATGAACGTGTGGTTGTGGACAGTTATTGACACCTACAACGATATTGAAAGAGATTTTGATAGACTAAGTCATTGTACTGAAGATGATGCAGTTCTTCAAGCCTTTCCTATTCGTGAAACTGGCTGTACCATGTATAGAGGATGTGAGTTCCATGACCTATGTGTTCTGTGGAGTAATCCACTTCGTCAATGTCAAGAGCCTCCTCTTGGATATAGGCAAGAGTTTTGGGACCCTTCGATAAAGGACTCCAGGAATAAGATGAATCTTGAATGGAGATAGTTATGATAGAAATAATGAATCTTAGAAATACTAAACCATCCTTACCTTATGACTTTAAAGTAGATAGAACAACTCCTCTTGGGAACAAGTTCGTGATGCATAAAGAGTCTGATAGAAACTTGGTATGTGATCAGTATGATGAACACTTTTCTGATCTACTAGAATCTGAAAGACCGATGAAATACTTTATGCAGATATATACAGCTTATAAAGAGCATAGAACAGTAAGATTATTCTGTTGGTGTGCTCCAAAGAGATGTCATGCAGAAACTATTAAAAAAGTTTTAGATAACATTAAAAAAGCATTAGAAGAAATAAAATAAGGAGATAACTAAATGTCCTACGATGCAAAGACTGAATTGGCTAAGGTAAGACAATACTACTCAGAAGATAAACTACAAAAACGCTTCAGTGCTTTAGTAACTGGTGAGACTAACTCAGGTAAGACATATCTATTAAGAACTTGCCGTAAACCTA